TGGTAATGGTGTTGTTCCAGGTGTTGCAGAAAAAGCCTTTAGGGTTTTGTCTCAGGAGTTATTTGAGGTTTAATACTAATTAATATACAGAAAGGAATTTAAAATGGCAATTACAGAAATAGTTTTAGAAGAAGAAAGATTTATTAGCGAAAAAGCACGTAATAAAGCTATGAGAGAATATAGAAAAAATTATATGGCTTTTGACGTACCTAAACATTTAACTTTGGATTATTGCAAGCATATATGTATAGAGTTTACTAATTGGGCATGGGAAATAGGTTACGAATATCCTTTGTGGTATTATGGTCAAGGCACAAGACTAGGGGAAGAGAATAAGAAAGGTCCAAGATATAACTTTGTTCATAAGGATGATGTAGATTTTGTAGTATTTCTTGGTCCTAAAAGATATCCCGATATAGTAAAAGGACTTCCTCTTTCTAAACCATTAGCACAAATTGTATTTATGCACTATTACCCTCGTGAAAAGCAAGACAATTTAAAAAATCACACTTATGATGAGCTTTTACAATATGCTAGAGTTTCACAAAACATAGAATTTAAAACAGTAGAAGAAATGATAGCACATATGGAAGGTTTTCTTGCGTGTATGTCAACTATGAACGAGTGTTTTACAAGCCATCCAATAATATTGCAAAAACTTGAAGATAAATATAACACTGATACTAAAAATATTACTCGCATATACTAAATTTATACTTGTTTTTTTTTGTATTTTTTGTCATATTACTAATGCTTTCAGCAAAGGTATTAGTGTTTGTCTTTCACTATTATCAAAAGGACATGGTGTTCTTGCTTTCATCATGTCCTTTTTTAATAATACATCATATACATAGGTGAATAGGCTTGTGCCTTTACCGAGATAAAGAATACAATTCCTACTATTAGAGCAACTGCTGATGTTATTAATACTGCTAAACCTATATCTTTCCACATCTGCAATCTTTTTTCTTCTGCTAAAAATTCTTCTTTGAGCCTTGCACGTTCTTTAGCAATAAATGATTGGAGCATTTCCCAATCACCTTTTTTGCCATATAACTGAAAGCACTCACGCAAAGAGTTACGCAATTCGTCTTGTTCTCTTTTCCTTAAAAATTCATCAATAGCACTGTTTTCAACGCCTGTTAATTTTTTAAAGAAACCTGATTTTTTTGCTTCTGCTTTAGCCTGGAGTGATGCTTCACCTTTAGCGTACTTGCCAATAGCAGTTCCTAATTGTGATAAATCCTTTCCAACCTTTACTGCTGACATTAAAGCACCATGAGCCGACTTGATGGCTGCAAAGGCTGTTATAGGGTCGATCATTCAAATAACAGACCTATCACAACTCCTAGTACAAAAGCACTACTGCCTAGCATAGCTGATGCAACTGGAAATTTATCAACTATATAAAACAAATTATTTTTTCTGTTTTCAACATATAGTTCTGCCATTTTAACTGCTTTAAGGGCTTGTTCATCTAACTCTGTCTGGTCTAACAGTTCTTTAAAAAAAGTACGTTTTGGTTTTTCTTCCATGTTTATCTCCTAAATATTCTTTGAATACCACGAACGCCAAATGACGCACTAACAATAACTCCGAGTGTGTATTTATACCAATCAGGGCAAGCATCAAGAGCTTGGAAGCCTGACTCGACAATACTTCTTCCCCAATCACCACAAAATGCCAATATCAAAGGTATAGAAAAAAGCAGAACTAAATATTCATCTTTCCAGGATGATTGACTTGCTTCTGCCATAGTCTGTTCCCACTTAATCTCACCTGTAGCAAGTTTTTCTTTTATGGTGGCTTCTGATTTAGCCTTTGCAACTTTTACTTCTGCATTAGCTTTAGTGGTCGCTACTTTGCCTTCTAACCATGTTCCTGCAAGATTAGCTATAGGACTTATTATTGCTCCAAACATAAATTATTTCCTTGAAGTGAATCCGAAATATGCACCAACAACACCAGACATAGCTAAATATTGAGTCATAATTATTGACTCTGCTTCTGCCATACGTTCTGGGTACAAGAGTGTAGCGATTGTTGTGCCAAGCATAGCAACTAATAATGCCCAACACATATAACGCCTGTTTGATTGATACGTTTGTTTATCAGGAATATTTTCGTTCATCTGGTAATCCAACTAATGTTGTTTTTCCAATTGTTAAAACTTCTCGTCTGTTATCTTCTGGCGATACATAACTAATGTGTACCCATCCTGCCATTGGGTCATCTTCCTTGTAAAACTCTAAGATTAATTGGTCAAAATCCAGGTTATGATTTATCCATTGAGCTAGTTTTATATTGCTTACAGAAGGAACTTCTATATCAACTGCCTGACCTTTTATATGTTGTGATGTTGGCTTGCTTCCAATGGTGGTATTTAACTCTAAACATCTAAACCAACTTGACGGTGTAAAAGGAATACCATAGTTGTTGCGAACAGGCTCTAGTATGTTATCTGCTACCAAGAAAAGGTTTTTAGCTACGTTTGGTGGTGCAGTATTATCAATGCCACACCTGTCTGCGGTCATACTGCGACAAGCCTCTTGGATAGTAAAGTGTTTAGAAATTTTCATTGTCTTGACCTGCTAATAAACTTGCAGGGTTTTGTAATCCCATAAGTAAATCCCTTGTTGCTTGTGAGCCTGGTGGTCTTTTATCAAAAAGACCCTTACCTATTGTTTGTGGAATTTTTGTTCCTAATAATCCACCTGTTGCTACTGCTGCGGCAGTCATAGGATTAAAGTAAGACCCTGCTCCTAAAGTAACTGTAGGTATAGAGATTAATCCACCTGTTTTAGCAGGAAGTTGCCTTTCAACTGCTTGACTTATTTTTGTAAAGTCTCCATCTCCTTTTGTTAATGAAAATCTATTTTTACTTATTTTTGACTCTGATCTTAATAAATCTTGAGGCTGAATTAATTTATTTTTATTTTTACTTTTTAAAATTTTATCTTTTGCGTCATTTACTTTTAATAATCTTCTATATGCTATATTTGCATTTTGTATATTTATATTATATTGAGGGTCAATTCTTCCCATATTACTAGTGAAAAGTTCACGCAAATTGCCTAAGATTTCTTTTTTATCTGGCTGTGCTTTACTTATTAATTTATTTAACCTAATTATATCACTTTGAAAACCAATACCTGATTTTACGGATGATGGTCTTGGCACAAGTCTTACAGGACCAGTTTCAGCATCTATTTTTGCTTGTTTAACTTTTTGATTGTAGGCTTTTAATTGACGGTTATAATCATCACCTATATTTTTGTATTTATCAGCTAAAGGTGGTTTTACAGGTGGTGGACCAACATCAACTTTTGTTGCAGGTTTTATATCAAACCCTAATTGATTAAATTGCTTCTTTAGTAATTCAAACATATTATCGTCTAGCTGTCTGTTTAAATTTAAAAGATTGTTTGCATCTTCAATAAATGTTTTATCAGCTTTAAATTGTCCTCTAGGAGTGTCAATTTTTGTATAAGCCTTATTTACGGAATCGGTTAAAAATTCCATAGCATCTTCACCAAAATCTTTATACTTTTCTTTATTAAATTTTAAGCCTAATGGTTTTACAACTTCATCATAAATATAAGCATTAAAGTCTTGTAAAGTTTCTTGACCTCTTTTTTGATACCCTGCTCCTACAACTGGTATTTTTGCAAAAAAATCTTCTATCATTTTACCTGTGTCACCAAAACGACTTCCTAGTGTTGTTGTTATGTTTGCGTCTTTTAGTGCTTGTATTCCTTTGTCAATTTGTGGTCTTGCAACTCGACCCAATATGTTTAAACCTGTTGATGCTCCTCCACCATAAAGTGCTGAAGTTTTAATTTGTTCTTTTTTCTTTTCTTCAAAATCTTCGTCACGTTCAGTAAAAGTAGGAGTTAAAGCTCCGCTAGTGCCACCAAGAGTTGCACCTTGAACTGCTGTGCCTAAAAGTGTTCTTGGACCAGGTGAAAACAAAAGTGGTATTTCTGAAGTAAGACGACCTGCTAAACGAAGAGGGTCAAATTTACCTGCATCTTTACCTCTTCTTATTTGAAATTCTTGTTCTTTCTTTTTCTGTTCTTTTAAAATATCTGCTCTTTCATCAACAGGTATGTTTAAACCTGGAAATGGTAATCCACCAGAAGTTGACATAGCTAAAGATGTTGCCATATCAGTAGGATAACGAGGTATATTAGTTTGCAGCCCTGTTTCTAATAGTGCATCTGAGGCATCCTTTAAACCTCTTGCAAATCTTTCTTTTTTTGTAGGTGCATCTTGTAACTCTTTAACAGGTAATTGTGAAATTAATTGTGTTAGTATTTCATTTTGTTTTTCTTTAGATTCATTAAAAAAGCTATCATCAACATTAAATGTAAAACTTTGACCCTCTTTATTTTGAACTGTTAAATTACCCATGTGTTATTCCCCTGGACCACCTGTAAATCTGTAATTGCCAATAGTCGTATTAAAAACATTTTCACTTTTATTGTTATTGTTGTCAGAAGCATTATTATTGTCAGATTCTTCAAAATCTATGTCTCTATTTTGACGCACGAATTTTTTATCGTTTTTATTTAAAAATCCATACATAGATTTAATTTGTGAATCAGTAAGGTTTTCAACCATATAATTTCTTTCAAGGTCTTCAGCATCTTCTAATGCAATTCTCCGATTTCTATTTTCCCCAGCAAGACTTAAATTTTCAAAAAACTCTGCCACATTTAGCTTTCCAACTTCGTCAAGAAATTCATCTTGATTTTTTAATTTTGCGTACTTTTCATCAACTGCAAAAATTTTTGCTAATTGTTCTCCACTTAAACTTTGACCATCTTCATCATAATAATCTTCTATGCGATAAATATTATTTGTTATAAATTCTTTTACATCAAAACCTTTTATACCTAAAAGTTCTTCCGCAGTTAAATTTTCTACTCCACCTGTTAAAATGTTTTGTAATTGTTGTGTTTCTAATTGTGCAATAGCTATTATTTCTTTTTGCATCCTTTTTAATCGTACTGCATTTTGCTTATCACTAAGATAAGGGTTATAAGCTGCTTGAACTAGCAATCTACCTTCACGTTCAGTAAATTGTGAACCTAAAGTATCTTTAAGGGTTTTAAAAACGATAGATGTTATTGTGTTAAAAGCATCTAGAGACTCAGGATAGATTAGAGCAGCAAGAGGAGGTGCTTTTTCTGTTAAAAAACCTCTCGCTACTCCTCCTATGGTTTGCTCAGGGTCTTCTAATGCTCCTATAATATCATCAAGTTTTCCTAAGTCATTTTGCACTGTTGCTATTCTTGTTCGTGTATCTTGTATTCGACTTCCACCAAAAATACTTTTAATTATTGCTTTTTCTTGTGGGGATGCTCCTAAAAGAGTAGCAGGAAGACCTCCATACTGAGGGCTTGCCATTTTAGCTTCAACAAATTTTATTTTTTCTTTTATTCTCCGATATTCTTCTGTGCCTCTTTGTGTTTTACTTAGTTGATTTATTAAATTTTCTCTTTGTTCTTCTAAAACTTGAAACCTTCCAACTACTTTGTCACCTTCAGATAGTTTTGTTTTATCTAATGGTAGTTTACGATAACGATTTTGTTCTTGTAATAGTCTAGCTTGAGCTATTTCTTCTGCTGCTTCTAATGCTTTTGTGTCGCCTAGCCTAGCAGCATCCATTAAATTTGTTGTCTGTGGAAAAAACTTTTCTCTTCTTTCTCTTGGTGTCATACCAAGTAACATTTTGCCTTGTTCATAAGGAACATTAATAGGATAATTGTCGCTAGTTAAAAATGTACGTCTTTTCGTTTGTGCAGGTAAATTAATTACGTCATCAGATAAAAGCAAACCACCTCTTTGATTTTCTGGAAGTGCAGATGGGTCTATTCTTAAACGTGGTCCAGTCTGAGTTGAGTCTGTTCTTATATTTTCTACAGGACTAAGTATGTTTTCTAATTGGTTAAAACGTTGTCCTTCTTTTCTAGCTTTTGCTTGTGCTTGTGATCTTTCTAAAAGACCTGCTCCTAAAGCTGACCCTAAAAATAATGCGAGTGGTGCTACCATGTTAATTAATCCTTATTATTCAAAAAAGCCTTTAGTACCTGCCTCGTACCCTGCATTAAATCCTGATCCTGTTCTTTCTGTTGTTTGGTCAAAATCAGTAAATCTGTCGTAATCTACATCTCCCCCAAATCTATTTGTTCCAAGTTCAAGAAGTTGCAGAGGTTGAGTAAATTGTCCTGTACCAAATTCATAAAGTTGACCCATACCTGCTTGACCTATTTGCTGACCAAGTAAACCTAAACGTGCATATTCTTGTGCTAAATCTGATTGCAACCCTAAACCACGTTCTCTTGCTTGAATAGCATTTAATCTTTGTCTATCACCTTGATAGGCTAAATCTGCATCTTGTAGT